GCTGGCGAGGCATTTTTTTAGGGTCATCTTCGTGCCAGTTGCGTCTGACAGACAGTACTTGTCTTGATGACTTGTCTATAGTGACAACATAGGGAAGGGCAATCCCTGTTTTTTCGCCACCCTCCATATCCTCAAAGCCAGCCATGTCAACATCAACATGCATTTCAAGCAATGTGTGTCGATTATCAAACTCGTAGTTATCTGAATCGCCAGTTAAACGATTATACTTTTCCTGTATATCACTAATATCAGGAGAAGGAGCTGTTAAATCAACATCGCTATAAAAACCTGCTACCTGCAACTTTCTTATTTCGTTAGATGTTTTTTTCATAACATGCGTGGCACGTTCACATGTTTCTAAATCTGCGGCTCCGTAGCTAACTACAAAGTCTTCAGCAGGAACAAACATGGCACAGGGTCTGCCCATGTTCGGATCGTAATACACCTTCCTGAACGCTGAACCCGCTATCGGGAGAGAGAAGAGCAATTTCTCTGTTTCAGTACGGTATTCTGTCATTCTTTCCGTAATCAGGTAGTTGAGATAATTTTCAACCCTTATTGCCTGACTGGTCTTGTCGTCCGTGAGCTTCCCTACAATGCGTGTCTTTACTGGCCCTGCCGCAGGGTATATTTCCTGTATAGTTTGCGCCTGAAAGCGAACCACTGCCTCTGAGAGCATAGGGTGGAATACACCACATGCGCCATCCCAAGGAATAGTACGATCTTCAAACTTTAATCCAAGAAGATCCAGACCCTTCATATATGAATCTTCCCAGTCTTTTCGGCTTTCCTTGTCTGCCATATAAGCAGAGACAAGCTCTGCCGCCAGACTTGTCAGATCCTGATCGTCCATAAACTCCGCTAAATTGGAGTCATGGTTCATCCCTCCTGTTAAGGGATTGTCAGGATTAAAATCAATCAACACACCTCCATCCTCTGTCCCAATAGAGACAGACTCTGGATTGACAACTTCTATTTCAAGCCTTTCTTCCTCAAAAGGATCAGGCATAAAAGGAGTTTGTGCTTTTTCTATAGCCATTTATTTGCCATATTTTTTGTTTTTCCTGTTTTTGCCAGAAGACTTCTTTTCTTTCTCAAAAGCCGCATCTAGTGAAATTTTACGCATTTTTTTTGGTGCTGGCTGTCGAATTACCGACTGATCTCTTATCTTGGTTGCTTTTTTAACTACTGCTGCACCACGTTTTATAAGGGCTTTAAGCTTTTCCCTGTTAACCATTCTTCCTGAAAAGTTGTTTTCTTGCTGCTCCTGACCCTCTTGCTACAGTTGGCTTAACAATGGGTGCGCCAGAGGAAGCAAATACTTTTCCTCCTTTAGCCATGCCTTTAGACTTTTTTTCGTCAGCCTTGACAGCTCCGCCTTTTGCATAGCCTTTAGCTTTCATCTTTCCGCCAGCTCTATAACCTTTAGATTTCTTCTTCATCATTAACCTCAGAATACAAATTATCAAAAACTCTATTTACATCCAGCGTGTAATCCAAATCAGACTTACTGTAATGGATGTGCTGAGATGGTTTAAAATCAGGTGCGCCTTCTCCCATTTCAAACCAAGCGGGATGGGACACCCTGACACGATTATTCGGTAATGCCACGATATTGCCTGTCCATTTACCTGCATCCAGTAACTCTAGGACATGAGACTGCTTATGTTGTGCAGGGTCATCACCTATCTCTGAATCGGTGTAATCTACCGTAAAATAATACTTGGCGGGATATAACTCGCCATCAATCTTTGCCAACCAAGGGCATGGAGTGCATCTGTCGAGAACATATACTGCATGTGTTCTTGATGAACAATCCCAAGGCTGTGCTGCCCATACAGGCATAGGTTCAGGCCATTCTTCAAAAGGAGTATCACCTACAAGAGCGGTTATAGGCATTCTTGCCCACATTGCCCCTCCATGAACATTCGGCTCATCAGTGTCATATGTTTCAGCACCAGTAAATAGCATCTGAAAACTAAGACATCTACAAGGGATTGTAGTTACCGCAACTGCCATCGCATGAATAAACTCACCATGATACTTCTGATGACCGTGCGTATACTCTTTTCTTACCCAGCACTTAAAGTGTGGGATGTTACTTTGCAAAAAAGGCACTAAGCCTCCTTAGTTAATAAGCTGTGGTATTACAGAAGAACCAATTAAAATAACGTATATTCCCCAGATCATGGCTTCCAGACGATTAAACCGCTGTTCACCAGATTTAAGGCGTTCCTGAATGTGTTCATAACGCAAGGCGCATTCCCTTTCGTGTGCGCTGAGTTCCGCTGCGACTTCACTTGCTTCCACTACCGCCATCGTAAAACACCTGTTCCCATTGCTTGTGACGCTTTAACGGTGTCCTGAAATATGGAAGAAACCTAGCGCACCACACTACAAATCTGTTTACTTTGTCCCAGAACCAAGGCAATGGACGCATTACATCCAGAAACAAGATAACCCGGTTCTTATCTGTATAGTTGGCAGCGAAATGCTCATAGGTGTCATCAAACACCACAACCTTGCCTTCGCTCCAGTAATATTCTTCTTTGTTGCATACCAGAAGACAGCCTTTGCCTCCTTTTGGTATATGCATTCCCATGTGCATCCTTAGAACGCCTGACCACGGCCCCCGATGCGGCATTAGAATCTTTTCCGGCCCCAGTACGGAGAAGTATGCCGATACAATCTCAGGATACTTGTCCAGAATCTTCATAGTGACAGGGAATTGCTCACAATTCTTTTTAAATTTTATATTTCCCGCTTTAAGGAAAAACATTCGCCACTTGTCATCATCTGAAATATATAGCTGATCTGGGCTTATGTGCTGAAAAACAGGGAAATCATCTACCCGTTTTATCATTTTATTCAGTTCTTCAAGAATCTCTGTATAAGATTCCTCAAGTTCTTGGGTTGGCCTGAACCATTTCTTCGGATAAAAGGTCTTTTTTCCTAAAAGGCACTTTTTCCTGAAAATAGGCCGCAATGCGTTTTCAATAGGCCAAGTATTGATAAGGGAATAGTCCATTAGTAATAACTCACTGCCTTGCGATAAATAGGTTCGTCCTCTTCATCGGTATGTAGCTTCAGGAACCCGCCCTGCCTGAATCTCAGGAGGGCTTGCGTAGATGAGTCTACCAAGTCGTCATGCTCCCCTGCCGGGAAAGATGCAAACTCTTCGATCACATTTTCTGCAAATCGGGTTTCTGGACACCACACCACGCCAGATGCGAAAAGATCCGCAATGGCGTTTACTCTGGCAATTTTATCGTTGCCACGGGACGGTGTGTATTCCGATACAGGAATGCCCATCGCCCTTAACTCAAATATCAGCGGCATGCCCGCCGCCTTGCCTTCAATGATGAAAGCATCGGGTTGCACTTCCTGCCACATATCAAAAGCTTTCTTTTTGAGTTCTGGGAACTCAAGACGCTCTTTATAGGCATCAAGAAGGATTATGTTGGGTATCGTCACTCCATCATCGTTTGGAATGTAAAATACACCCCATGTGGTGCAAGCTGAAAAATCAGCCCGTTGGGTTTTGAGGAATGCCGTGTCCCAAGATTGTATTACAAACTCGCATTGGGGAGGATGGTCTTTTTCCCATCGTTTCCACCACTCGCGTTTTACTAGTGCGCCTTCTTCGGCGGTTGGGTTTTGCTGGTACTGTGCGTTCCATTTAGGAGCGGGTAGTTCATTTTGCAGCGCGGTTAATTCCGCGAGATTCCAGAACTCAGGCCACAGGGGTTTCCCTGACGGCATGATTGCCGGAAATTCTATAACTTCCCATTCATCGACACCTTTCCTCTGAACGGAAGCTTTAATAATCTTGCCCGTAAGATCCCTCATATGCCATCGTGTCATCACGATAACAATTGCGCCTCCGGGTTGTAGACGCTGGCGAGGGCCGGATGTGTACCAGTCGTAGGTTCTGTCGAACACTGCGGGGTCTATGCTTTGTCCTTCCTGTTCGCTGTGAGGGTCGTCAATTATCAGGAGGTCTGCACCTTTACCCGTTACTGCACCACCAACACCTATGGCAAAGTATTCGCCACCCATGTTGGTACTCCATCTGCCAGCGGCTTTGGAATCAGCCCTCAGTGCCAGCTTGGGGAAAACCTTTTTAAAGTCATCGGAATCTACCAAGTTCCGAACTTTTCGCCCGAACCCAACCGAGAGTTCTGCGGTGTGGGCGGTCTGGATAATCTTCTTTTCTGGATATTGCCCTAGAAACCACGCAGGTAACAAGTAGGATGCAAATTCAGATTTTGTATGTCTGGGCGGCATATTGATAATAAGACGCTTGAGTTCACCTCTGGCAATCTTTTCAAATGCTTCCGCCATAATCTTGTGGTGGCGACCCTCGATAAAAGCGGGCCACATATGCTGCACAAAACCCATATAGCTATCTTGCGCCTTCTGAACCTTTAAAGCCTGTTCGTAGTCTTCAAGCAGCTTTAGCATTTCACGCTTTTCTTCAACAGGAAGATTAGCAATATTGTTTATATCAACTTGCGATAACATGTCCTACCTTTTAAAAGACGCAGTTATGGCCTTCCTTCCTGATCAGATCAGATCAGATAATAACTGATCAGAACAAATCATGTATTGTTCATTACCAAACATACACCCACAAAGCGCAAATGAATTACGTTGTAAATGGGTTTTCTAGTAATTACTAGGTAATGAACTTACCTCGGAGTATAGCATTTAAGGGGGGATTGACTTTAATGTCAATACTTTTTTTGAAATTTTTTTGCATAATTTTTTAGGGTCTGGGACTCCTATGGCTTTTTCGTAAAATTTTAGGGTCAATACCAGTCAATTAGAGTCATTTTTTTTGACTAACCTTGAAAATTTTGGTGTTCTAATGAGCAAAACAGTATGTATATATGTGTGAGCGGGTGCGCGGATTAGGGGGGGTCGGGGGTCGTGTCCCTTATCCCGAACAAAACGAAAGACTTCGATGAT